CTCGGGTGCTGTCGTGTTTCCCCCGGGACGGTCTTCAGGATGACCCCGTTTCCCCCAAATGTTTCTTTTTAGGCAGGTATTGGTCCGGCCTTATGGGTTGTGCAGAAATCCCATGGAGCTGTTCAGGCGTGCTCCACGCCCTTCGGTTGGACAATCCTTCCGGCATATCCTCATCGTTCCACTCGCGGCTAAGGCCTGCGGCTGGTAGGTAACACTGCGCTGGAATCTCAAGATTCACGTCCAACCGGTCACTAGCAAAGGAGTAACGAGCCCCATGTTCATACCAGAGAGCTGGGATGATCATGGGAAAACTCCAGTGATCTAACGGTTGGATCGTTTTCAACGAACGCAGGTAAGACTCTATACTGAGCTGTACCTCAACGGTAATGCCATACAATTTCTCTACAAGCAACCGGGTGTTCATCCCTGGTACCTTGTGGGGTATGTTTCCCCCTTGCATGGCGGCTTCTATTTTCTGCCTCGTATACAGATCGTAGAAACCCTTTTGGGCTATCAATCTCCTCATCCTCACTTTCTGGTGTGGAGTGACTCTCGCCCCATAGCGACCTAGTTCCGCTATGATGGGGCAGCCCGGATACTGAAAAAGTATGGACAGCGCTTTACAACGCAACAATGCAGTTAATTTGCATGTACGGGCACGACCGTACGCACGTTGTGCCCACCCAAAGTTAACTAAAACCTTGCGCGGGTCAGTGACATTGATCCTCTCACTAGGATCGAAAACTATGCCACAGAAAGATGCGGTGGAGATGGTGTCATGCACCTCCATCTTAATGATCAAGCCCAATCGGGCAAAATCCGCTGCGGTTGGGGGCGTCCCAACCATGGTAAAGAGACCATCATCTCCTTCAACCACTCCTAACACCTCACGGCAGCCTGCTTCCGCGCAGACGAACTGCATTAGCATCAGGTTAGAAAACCCGTTGCCTAGCGAGGTGCACATTTCGCCGGACATTCTAGTGGCATCAACCATCACTTTGAAGTCCTTGAAGACACACAAATTACGCCCGCCCAGCACTTCACGTACCAGGCGCATGAATTCCCCCCCATAGGGTAAATGTTGCGTCATGTATGAGTATAGCTCAAACTCACAGGCGTCCATCAACTTACGCACAAACAGACTTTCAAACGCTGTATAGTCAGTGGCGACATATTTAGCTCCTTCACGGTGCAGATAGCTCATAATATAATCAGGGCGATCTGCAACTGGAACATGCTTGATAAAGGCCTTGTGTTGAT